TACAGAATTAGAGTCGTAAAAAGATAAAAAAAGCGGTATAAATAAAAACAGGAAACTTTTTGTGTAAATAGTGGCTTCTAGGGCATTCAAAGATATCAATTTATCCTTCAAACGTCATCCTGTGACGAATGATGTAGTGACAATTCGTAATGAAGATGCTATAAAAAGGTCTGTAAGGAACATAATTTTCACAATTCTTGGTGAAAAACCATTTGAACCTAATTTTGGTTCAGTTATTAATGAATCTTTGTTCGATTTGAATACAAATTTGAATGAAATACGAGTTTCAGATGAAATTAGGTCATCTTTACTTAATTATGAACCAAGAATTAGCAATATTGATGTAACGGTTACAGTTGCACCTGATACAAATGAAATGAATTGCACAGTTCAATATGATATTACTGGAATTCCAGCACCAACACAAGAAGTAGACGTTCTTCTATTCCCAGCTAGAGTATAATGGCTTTTGGACAATATGTTAATTTAGATTTTGATCAAATCAAGACATCCATCAGAGATTATCTGAGGGCAAATACTAATTTTACTGATTATGATTTTGAAGGGTCTAACCTTTCGATAATTATTGACGCATTAGCATATAATACATATACAACTGCCTATAATACTAACATGGCAGCAAATGAGTGTTTTCTTGACTCCGCTACACTTCGAGAAAACGTTGTTTCGCTTGCAAGAAACATTGGTTATGTTCCAAGATCTCGTAGATCCGCAAGAGCAAGAATATCTTTCACTGTTGATGGATTAACAGAAACATCAACACTTACAATTAATGCTGGAATCATTTGTAATGGTGCTGGAGACAATACAAATTACATATTTTGTATTCCAGAGGATATTACAGTCCCTGTTGTAAATGGAGTTGCTGAGTTTAGTAATATTGAAATATATGAAGGTGTTTATATCTCTCAAAACTTTACTGTTGACACATCTTTATTCAATCAGAGATACATTCTTGATAATTCCTTTATTGATACATCAACAATTCAAGTTAAAGTTAAATCATCATCCTCATCAACTTCATCAGTTACCTATAAACAAATTGATAACATTGTAGGTGTAACATCAACATCAAATTCATACTTATTACAAGAAATTGAAGATGAGAGATATGAATTAATCTTTGGTGACAATGTAATTGCTAAAAAACTATCAAATAATAACGTAATTACAGCTTCTTATATTGTAACTGATGGAAAAGAGGGAAATGGTGCTTCAGAATTTAGTTTTGTAGGAAATATTACAAATCAAGACGGTGCAGCGATTAATGCTGACCTTATATCACTTATTTCGACTGATGAAAAGTCAAGAGATGGTGATGATATCGAATCAATATCATCAATTAAGTATTTTGCGCCAAGAATTTACTCCTCTCAGTATCGTGCAGTCACGGCATCTGATTATGAGTCAGTTTTAGGTTTCATTTATCCAAACGTGGAGTCTGTAACTGCTTTTGGTGGTGAAGAAATGAGTCCACCTCGTTTTGGTAAAGTTTTTATCTCAGTTAAACCTCGAAATGGTGATTTCTTGTCAGATGAGACAAAAAGAGAGTTGATTCAGAGATTGAAGAGTTATGCAGTCGCTGGAATTGTGCCAGAATTTATTGATTTGAAATATTTGTTTGTTGAACTCAATACAACACCATATTATAATCCAAGTTTAAATGATGATTCAAATAATCTTAAAACTGGTATTTCAAATGCTCTCACACAATACTCACGTTCGATAGATGTAAATAAATTTGGCGGTAGATTCAAATATAGTAAGGCAGTATCACTTATTGATAGTGTTGACTCATCAATTACATCAAATATTACTTTAGTTACGATTCGACGTAATTTAAAAGCAGTTTTAGGTCAATTTGCACAATATGAAGTCTGTTATGGTAATATGTTTCATACTCAAGAGAGTGCATATAATGTAGTATCTACAGGATTTACAATTGAGGGTGTGACAGGAACTGTTTATCTTGCTGATGAGGTAATCAATCGTGAAAAAGGTAGAATTTTCTTCTTTACATACATTGAGGGTGGAACTCCAAATATTGTGAAGAAAAATGCTGGAACTGTTGATTATATGACTGGTGAAGTTCTTATAGATACTGTAAATATACTTTCAACAGTAGTTGCAAACGGTGTGATTGAAATTCAAGCAATTCCACATTCAAACGATATTGTAGGACTTCGTGATTTGTACGTCAAGTTCGATATGACAAACACAACGATTAACATGGTTCAAGATTTAATCGCATCAGGTGAAAACACATCTGGTTCAAGATTTGTTCATACTCATAGTTACTATACTCCTACTTTCACAAGAAAATCTAACTCTCCTGTATCAACAGCTGCTGCAATTCTTCCATCAACAGCATCCTCGACTGCAACTAGAACTACAACTGGTGGAACTTACGGAACGACAACCACTACATCAACACCATCAACTAATACATCTTCCACATCCTCATCAGGCGGTGGATCTAGCTATAGCGGCGGATATTAATGATAGATACCTCAATCCAAAGAGTCGAAATCAATCAGGTAATTGAAAATCAGTTACCCGAATTTGTGCAATCTGAAAGTCCACTTTTTGTGGATTTCATGAAACAATATTATATCTCTCAAGAATATCAGGGTGGTTCAATAAACATCGCTGAGAATCTTGACAGATATACTAAATTACAAACATACGTCGGTGCTGCACTCACAGAATATACTGGATTATCTACAGATACAGAATCATACTCCTCTACAATTTTTGTAGATTCAACAAAAGGATATCCAAGTAAGTATGGACTTTTAAAAATTGATGATGAAATCATCACATATACTGGAATTGGAACTACTTCATTTACAGGCTGCGTTCGAGGATTTAGTGGTGTTGATAATTTAGATCAACCAACAAGACCAGATTTATTATCTTTTAATACAACTGTAGGTGCATCTCATACTGGTGGTAGCAAAGTTCATAATTTATCAAATCTTTTTATTCGTGAATTTTTTAGTAAGTTAAAGACAACCTACGCAAATGGTTTTGAGAATCGTAAATTAAACAGTGATATAGATCAAGTTAAATTTATTCGTCAAATTAAAGATTTTTATCGTACAAAGGGAACTGAGGAGTCATACAAAATTTTATTCAGAGCTTTATATGGTAAAGAAGTTAATATTATCAAACCATCAGACTTTTTAATCAAACCATCAGATGCTGATTATGGTTTTGCACAAGATTTTGTTGTTAAACCTATTACTGGAGATCCTCGTAATTTAAAAGGTTCGACACTCTTCCAAGATGCAGATGATGACGATAAAAACATTCGAGGTGCCTCTGGTGCGATATCAGATGTAAAAGACTTTTTGTATGGAGGAGAACATTATTATCAAATTAGTGTATCTCAAGATTCAATTGATGGAAACTTTATAGTTCCAGGCAGAACTCGTGTCACAGATCCTGTATCAATTGGTGGAACTGTGATAACAGTTGATACCACTGTTGGATTTCCTACTAGTGGTTCTCTATCATTACCAACAGCGAGCGCTGCTGGTATTGTAACTTATACAGGTAAAACATTAAATCAGTTTGTTGGAGTAGGCACAGCTCTTGATACTTTAAGTATTGGAGATGATGTAAGGTATAATAATGTCGCTTATGGATACTCTTTTGCAAACAATACACAAAAGATTGAAGTTTTAATTACAGGTGTCTTAAAAGATTTTCCGATTCCTGACACTACATTTTACTTTAACAAAGGAGATAAGATTCGAGTTGGATCATATGGTATCGATAAAAGTTCTGAGGACGCTAATTTTGGATCATATGTTTATAACACATCAGTAAAGTTTACTCCAAAAACTATTACGAGACAATCAAGTAGTAGTTTTAACATTACAACATTATCTGATCATGGATTTTTAGAGGAAGATGCGATTGAAGTTTTAGATGGTCAGAATATCTTATTAGGAGTTGGTCGTGTTTTAAGTGTTGTTACTAGTTCAACATTTATTTTAGGTGATTTGCCTGGCATCGGTGAATTTAATATTGCAACTATAAGAAGAAGATTAAAGAAAGGAAATAGTCCTCTTCATACTAACATCAACAAATATACAACTGATGTTCAGAATGTTTATGATCATGATAGTGAAAACGCTTTGGCATTACCTCCTCATCCTCATGCCTATGTCGCTTCACCTTCTTTACCAAGTTTAGGTAATGAACCCATAGTTGCTCCAGATCGTTCTGTAACGTGGACTGGCGCCACTGGCGGAGACGTTATACAGTTAATACAGGTAACAGAAGGTGCTGCTGATCATGGATTTTATTCTGGAGAAGTTGTGACATATAATGTCATTAGTGGTTTCTTAGGACAACTAATTGACGGAAAGAATTATTATGTAAGTCGTGTAAGTTCAAATAACATTCGACTTGCAAACTCTCTACCAGATCTTGTAAATGGTGATTTTGTAGATGCAACAGGAAATGGAACATTCAAAATCTCAGTTCCTGATCTAGCTAACAAAAAACTAGATCATCAGAAATTATTGAAGAGATTCCCATTGAATCCAGTGTTTGACGGGGCGAGGCGTGAGACAACGCCAGGCACCACTGGCATGTTGGTAAATGGTACAGAGATATCAAACTATAAGTCGGGTGATGTTATATTTTTTGGTGGTGTAGAATCTATAGATGTATTGGAAGGTGGATCTCAATTTGATGTTATTACTCCACCAAAAGTTAGTGTTGAAAGTTTAACTGGTGCTGGTGTAAGTGCAACAGCAAATGTCAAAGGTTCATTTGAAAGAATTGATATCATAGACCCAGGCTTTGATTATGTTGCTCCACCGATTATAGAAATTAGTGGTGGTAATGGTCAAAATGCAATCGCAAGAGCAAGATTAAGACAAGTTGATCATTTTATGGATTTTGATGCATCATCTACAGGTAATGCAATCAATATCGCAAATGATACAATCGGATTTGGAACATTTCATAAGTTCCGTGATGGAGAGGCAGTAATCTATAAAACATTCAACACTGGTGCGATTGGTATTGCAAGTGCTGGTATTACAACAGATCAGATTCAAGAAACACCTGATCAAAGACTTGTTAACGAATCAATTTATTTTGTATCGAAAGTTAATCAAACAACGATTAAACTTGCAAATAATGAAAATGATGCAATAACAAAATCAAATCTACTTAATTTAACTGGTTTTGCTGATGGGTCTCAGAGATTCCAAAGTTTAAGAAAGAAATTTGTTTTAGGACAAATTATCATTGAAAATCCTGGCGAAGGGTATGAAAATAAGAGAAGATTAATTCCCACTGCTGGAATCAATACATATTCAGATTTTATTGAATATAAAGATCATGGATTTAAAAATGGTGAGATAATTCGTTATTCAAACAACGGAGTTAAGATTGGTGGACTCGATACAGATCAAGATTACTATGTCTTAAAAGTAAGTGATAATCGTTTTAGACTTGCATCTGCTGGAATTGGAACTACTTTATCAAATGCAAACTATTTGACAAAACAATTTGTTGGAATGACATCAGTTGGATCTGGAGAACATGTATTTAACTATCCCCCAATCGTTGTTAATGTAAAAGGAACAATTGGAATCAATACAGCGGAACCTGAGAATTATCATGCAAGAGTAAATCCGATTGTAAGAGGTTCAATCACATCAATTAATGTTGAGAAGCCTGGAATAGGATATGGAAACGCTACAACTTTTAACTTTAGTATTCCACCTCAAGTAAGAGTTTCTTCTGGTTCATCTTCGGAATATAAGGCGATTGTTACAAATGGAAGAATACAATCCGTAATTGTAACTCGTTCTGGTGGAGAATATACGTCTGCTCCTGATTTAAGAATTTTAGGTGATGGTGTTGGTGCAAAAATCATAGCATCAATCAGTGGTGGAAGTGTTGATCAAGTAACTGTTGATAATGGTGGTGTTGGATATTCAACTGCGACTGTTGGTGTTGAAGAGATAATTCCTGGCACTGGTGCTGTATTTTTACCAAAGATTAAATCTTGGGCAATCAATAATGTTAAGAGATATGAGGATATATTTTATGGTGATGATGGTTTCTTATCCAGAGGTGATAATGACGAAGGTATTAAATTTACATCATTCTATGCACCAAGAGGTCTTAGAAAGATATTAAAATCAAAAAATAGTGATGGAACTATTGATTATACATCAAATGATTTAAATCTTTTAAACAACGCAGAACAAGTATCTTTGAATCATTCACCAATTATCGGATGGGCATATGATGGTAATCCAATTTATGGCCCTTACGGATATGATCGTAAAGATGGTGGTATTGTAAGGATCATGACATCAGGATATTCTCTCAAGACAACAAGAGAGAATGGCCCTCCAATATCTGACTTCCCACTTGGTTTCTTTATTGAAGACTATGAGTTTCTTGGAAATGGTGATTTAGATGAAAACAACGGAAGATATTGTGTCACTCCAGATTATCCAAATGGTACTTTTGCCTATTTTGCAACAATCAATCCAAATGAGAATGAAACTAGTGGAACTTTTAA